AAAATAGAACCTGAGCACGAGCTGCAGGACGCTCTCCGACGCCTTCTCCATGACCTCGACGGCGGTTTCCCCGAAGTTCGAGAAGCTCACCTCTCCGCTGGCCAGGGCGCTGGCGAGATCTCCGGAGATCGTGTCGGTGACCGTGAGAATCGACGAAGTGCCCAACTTCTCGAAGTTGTGAGCATTCTCGTAGAGGGTGTCGTATCCATCATTGACGCCCTTGAAGAACTGGTCCCATGGTGTGGAACTCGGATCCTTGCCTGGGAAGAGCGGCCCGATGAACCCGTCGTCGCCCGCGCTCAAGGCGGCTCTCCGCGCGTTGCCCACGATGTCCATCGAATGGGCCCGGATCTTGGCCATGATCCCGAGCAGGTCCTCCGCCCGACTGCCGGCCCTGGCGTAGACGCCCTCGAGCACCGCCCCGGCCTTCGCAAGGGCGAACGGCATCGCCTTGCCCTCGGGGTCGGTCATCGCGTTGCCGACCGAGTCCACGAAATCCGATGCTCCACCGTTCCCCGCCTGGCGGCTCACCTGCGACGCGACGTCGAACGCGATCGCGGCTCCGTTGGTCAGGTCGGAGAGGAACATCCGGTCCAGCAACTCGGCCGCGGGGCCCTGAAACGCGTGGCGCGCGATGTTGGCGCCCTTGATCCCGTCCGCGACACCCTCGAGGACACCGGCGATTATGCCGAGCCCGATCCTCTTGGCGACGGGCGTGACTCCCTGAGCGCCGACGCCGAGCACGTCGTAGACGCCGGCGATGAAGACGAGGCCGGCCGCCCGACCGTTCTGCTCGAAGATCTCGAGGATGGAATCACCGAGCAGGGCCGCTTGCCGCTGGACCTCCGGGTCCTCGCTCCGGAACGCGGCGACCACGCTCTTGACGATGTCCGGGGCCGCCGCCATCACCGACGCCCCGAGGTTCAGGAACTCTTCCAGCTCCGGGGCGATCGCGTCGATCACCCGCACCTTCACCCCGAACCAGGCCTCGCCGATCCGGTTGACGGCGTCGGTGTAGGCCGTGAGGCGCTGGACCTGCTCGTCGGTGAACACCACGCCGAGGCGGGCGGCCCGCTCGCGCTGGACCTCGAGGTTGTCGAGGAAGTTCTCCGAGTCCTGGAGCAGCTGGACGAACCGGACGCCCTGCTCCTCGCCGAAGATCTTCCCGGCGGCGCTCAGCTGAACGTCGCGGTCGAGGCCGCTGAGCTTCCGGCTCAGGTCCGGCAGGAGATCGACGACGCTCCGCATGTTCCCCTGGGCGTCGAAGAGCTCGAGATTGAGCTCGGCGACCGCCTGAGCAGCCGGGCCTCCCCCGGTCCGCTTGAACTCCCCGAAGTTCCGGGAGGCCGTGGCGAGCATGAGGGTGAGGTTCTCAAACTCGATATTGCTCTCTTGCGCCGCGAACCGGAGCTCCGAGAGCTGCTCGACCGGGATGTCGAGGGTCTTGGCTTTCTTGCCCAGATCGACGACCTTGTTGGCCGCGGCGTCCAGGGCGGTGGCGACCCGGCGGCTGGCGACGGCGGCCCCGACTGCCAGGAGGGCGCCGCCGACGACCGCGATCGCCTTCCCGGCAGCCTTCCAGGACTTCTCCGCCGCGTCGGCAGCCTTCTTCGAGGCGGCCGCGGCCTTCCTTGAGCTCTTCTCGACCCGATCGAGCCGCTTGTTGACGCGATCCATGTTCGTGTCGAACTTGGCGATCATCGCATCGATGTCGATCCCGATGTGCCCAGCCGACCTGGTCGCCATGGCCTACTCCTCCGACTCGAGCGACACCCCGAAGGCCGCCGCCAGCTTCCGGCCGAGTTCATCCTCGTCCGGCTCGCCCCTGAGCTCACGCAGCTCGGGGAAGATGTCGTCGGGGCTGCCCCCAACAAAGCAGGTGGCGAGAACCGCGAACCGTCGGGTGGTCCGCAGCTCCCGCTGCTTGAGCTGCCTGGCTAGGAGGCGAGCTCGTTGAGGTGTGAGCCGTCCGAATTCACCGGCTCGCATGCCGAGCTCGACCCGGAACCACGCTCCGGTGCGCTCGGCGTCGTAGGGTCCGCCTCGTCCTCGGCCCCCTGCAGCTGGTTGATGGCCTCCCAGAAGGGGGGCTGGAGGTCGGCGAAGATCTCCATGATGCGTCCGGGCGCGACGCGGTCGGTGAAGCCGTCGACCGTGTCGCCCAGGCACCCGGCGCAGAACTCGGCGACGTGGCTCAGCTTGAATTTGGCCAGGGCCGCTCGTTTGGCCTCCGGCGTCGCCTCGAGGCTGTCGCGGTCCTCCTCCGGCAGGTCGGCGATCTGCTCGTCGCTCAGGACCTCGCCGTTGAGCACCCTCCGCTCCGGGCGGATCGATCGGAAGCGGTCGATGATCGCGTAGATGCCGCAGCCGCAGGTGGCCTCGAGGCGGAGCAGCGTGGCCATCGTGAAGGTGACCGGCTGGTCCTTCCCGGCGTAGGCGATGACCGCGACGGGCGCGGCCGTGGTGGGTGTGGGAGTCGGGGCGGTGGTGGGGCTGGCGGGTGACATTCGTGGGCTCCTGGTTGGTGGTGGTGCAGAGTGGTGCACGGTGGTGGTGGGTGGGGCGGCGTCCGATCAGGCGGTCGCGGCGAGGACGGGCTTGCCACTGACGTCGATGGTGACGTCGAAACGCATGGCGCCGTTGAAGGGGTACACCGGCGAGATTCCGGTCAAGATCCCGGCGAACGAGATCGTCTTGCCGACGGCGGTCGGGAGCTGGAGTTGGAAGTTGCGGAGGTCGTCGTTTGAGTCGAACTCGCCCTTCAGCGTGACGTAGTTCTTCGTGTCCGCGTAGTCGGCGTTGCAGTTGAAGGTGACCTGGCCGCCGTCCCTGAGGAGGGCGATCTTCTCCATGTAGCCGTCCGGGCTCTCCTGGTGGGTGACGTCGTCGGTGGTCCTGCTCACGTTGGGGCCGTTGATGTCGCGGATCTCCGCGACCGTGGCGAAGGCCTCGGTGCCGCCGCCGTCGCCCATCTTGAGGAGAGTGCCGAATCCGCTCTTTGCTGCGCTGCTGGCCATGGTGGTGCTCCTATCCGTGGTGCCAGAACAAGAGGTCAAACGACCTCGAGTAAGTCTTCTGCTCGTCGTCGTAGTCGTCGTTTGCGAGGCTCCCGTCCTCGCCGATCACCCCGTCGACGTAGACCCCGCCTCCGCCGCCCATCTCGCCCTGGAACCCGCGGAGGGCGGTCTCCACGGCTCGGGCGGGTGCGACGCAGTGCGAGAGCTTGTTGGTGCCCATGCACCAGAACTGGACGCGCGTCGCGCGGAGATCGGTCGCCCCCTGCTGGCTGTCGGTGCCGGTCTCGTCGACGACGCTGTAGACCAGGGCGGGGTACGTCGGCCCCTGGGGGAGGACGTCGGGGTAGATCCTCGCGGCGGCGCCGGAGCCGTAGAACGGGGTGACGCCGGCGGCCGCCTGCAGATGGGTGACCAGAGCCTCTTCGAAGGTCATCAGCGCACCCCCGCCGGCTTGCGCCGCTTCGAGCCGTTGCCCTTGGCGATTTCCTTGGCGATCTCGACGCGGAGGGTGGTGGTGACCGCCTCGACGGCCGCTTCCTTCTTCGTGTCGTACGCCGGCCTGATGAACGGTTGTGCCCTCGCGCCGGGGTGCTTCCTGCCGCTCTCGTTCGACGAGCCGCCCTGCCGGACCCATTTGTCGCCACGCTTGACCTTGACCGATCGCTGAGACCCCCGGCCGAGGTAGTGGGGCTGGGCGCCGTACTCCACCAGGTGGGCGTAGGCCTTCGGGTAGATCGTGCCGGCAAAGCCACGCTGCTTGGCGGAGACGAACTTGCCCTGCACCGCGGCGCTGGCGCGCATCTTGACGCGGCTCGAGATGTACACCATGCCGCGGACGCCGTAGGGCGTGTTGTCGGACCGCACCGCGATCGCTTTCTTCAGGGCCCCGGTGCGGACCGGCACCCGGCGGCGGGCTTCCTTCTGGATGACCACGGCGCCCGCGCGGACCGCTCGCCTGAGGACGTTCCGGCGGATGTTGCGCCGGAGCTTCATCAGATCCTTCTTGGTCTCATCGAGGCCGTAGACCAGCTTGATCGATGTGGGGCTACTCATCGCCGGTCTCCACCTCGTAGGCGTGGGCCGTGACGAGCAGGCCCTCCCGGCGGCCGAGCTCCTCGATCGTGTCGATGTCGTAGGCCTCACCGTCGAACGCGATGCGGTGGGTCTTCGGGGCCAGGCCGGCGATGTGCCGGATCCGGAAGGTCTTCGTGGCCTTGGCTTCCCGCTGCTGGTCGCCGAAGGCCTCGCCCCCGGAGACCGACTGGACCTCCGCGAACCGGGTGTAGGCGGGGCTCCAGGTCTCCACCGGCTGTCCGAGGCCATCGCGCACCACCCCGAGGGCCTGGATGACGATCCGCCTGTCGAGTTTGCCGGCTCGCATCGCCATGGTGGTCTCAGTCCGTCATGCCGACCAAGGCGGTGGCCGTGGTCCCGGTCGCCATGACCCGGACCCCGCGGAAGGGGAGGATGAACGGGACGGCGGCGACGGTGTACGTCGCGCTGTCCCCGTTCTTGTCGACGATCGTGATGTCGCCGGCGCCGCCGACGAAGATGCCGCGGGGCAGGATGGCGAGGTCGGCGCTGTCGTTCGGGGTGATCCCGAAGTGGGCCGATGCCGGGCTGGTCATCCCGGGGGCGTGGCTGCTGAATTGGTCGGTCGGCGGCATGGCGATGGGCTCCGGTTCAGAGGTCCCCGACCCACATCTGGTGGAGCAGGGCGGAGAGTGCGTTCTGCAGTTCGGTGGCGATGGTGCCGGTGACGCCGGCCTCGCGGTTCTCGTACCAGTAGGCGGCGAGCTGCTTGACCGCGATCACAGCGCGTTCGTCGAGGTCCGCCGCGTCGTCGACGCCGGCGACGTAGACGACGCGGACCGCCGAGAGCTTCCCGGCCTGCGTGGTCGGCCAGGCCTTCGTCGGGGCGAGGGCGAGCAGGGCGGGCTCGGCGTCGAGGTCGACCTGGTACTCGGTGTCGGCCAGCGTCTGGAGGTCGCCGGCCTCGTCGTAGTACTGCACGCTCGTGACGCTGGCCACGGGCGGGCGCCGGAGCTTGACCGGTTCGGCCTGGAAGCAGTCGAGGCTCATTCGCCAGCTCTGGGTCATGAAGGAGAGCTCGGCCTCCTCCTCGCACCAGCGGGTGGCCTGGGCGACAAGGTTGGCGATGAGCGTGTCTTCGTCGCTGTGCTCGACGCGCATGTGGGCCTTGGCGTCCGCGGTGGAGACCGCGGGCGTGACGGGGGCCGTGATGCGTTTGAGCTTGAGCAAGGTGGATCAGCCCTTCTTGGCTTTGGAGCGGCCGGCCCGGGGGGCCTTCGGGGCCTTCCCGGCCGGCTTCGGTGCGGGCTTGCCGGCGTCGGGTTCGTCGGGGATGGCCGCGAGCGGGTTGACCGGTGGGGTGCCGGCGTCGGCCTCGCCTCCCCCCTGCTCGGCGTCTTCCTCGTCCTCCTCGGGGAGCTCCTCGTCGGGGTCCTCGGTCTCGTCGTCGAGATCGTCGTCGAGCTCCTCGAGCTCCTCCTCGGGATCAGGGGCGTCGTCGGGGTCGCGGACGAGCTTGACCCGCCCCTTGTGGGGGTCGGCGTCGGCAGTCTCGCGGCCGTGGTTCGTCGCGGTCGAGGCGGCCGGGGGCGCCTGGTGCGAGGTCGTTCCCGTGACAGCTCGCGGTTTGGCGGCACCCCCGACCGGCTCGGCCGAGCGGGCTTTGATGAGCTTGTTGGCGAGTTCCTCGGGGAGCTCCACACACTGCCCCGGTCCGAAGCAGCCGTGTGCGCTCGCCCAGATGGTGAGCATCCGTACCTTGATCGTCTTCATCGCCTTGCTCCTGGGTTGGTCCCGGGCGCGGCGTGCGCCCGGAGGAAATGGCCCGGGGCCGCTCTCGCGGGCCCGGGCTCTGTCTGCAAACCGGGAGGGGCGTCTGTGCTCGCCCCGTCCCAGTCAACCCGCCAAGGTTGCCCCAGCAGGTGTGGACCGATCAGGCGGTGCCGGCGGCCGGCGAGAGGTGGGTCTCACTCGCGGCGACCGTGGTGCCCTGGGTGATCGGCTGGACCGAGCGCTCGTGTCGGATGGCCAGGACGCCGTCGATCGTGACGTTGGCGGTGGCGCGGCCGACCACGGCGCGGAGCTCGGTGTAGGTGGGCTCGAGGATGGTGACCGCGAGCATCTTGTTGTCGTCGGCGTCGTCGCCGGCCACGCTGGTGCCGACGAGGTCGTCGTAGTTGGAGCCGCCGTCGTTGGTGCCTTGGATCTTCATGCTCGGGACCGCCGTCGAGGCGACGGTGCCCAGCAGGGCGATGAAGGTGACCGCCTTGGTGCGGGACGTGGAGACGCGGCTGGAGTTCGAGTCGCCGGTGCCGGCCGCGACAGCGTTGCTCACGCGGATCAGCTCGTTGGCGCCGAGGAAGTTCGGGTTCATGGTCTGTGCTCCCTGTGGGGGGTGGTTCGTTCGTTCCCGAGGGGCGGGCCTCGGAGGAGTGAGGCCCGCCCCGCCGGCGGTGGTATCTGGGGAGCAGGCCGGGCCCGCTCCCCCTCACGGGGGTATCAGGATCAGGCGAGTTTCATGCGGCTGAAGGCCTCGGCCAGGACCGGCATGCCGTCGGTTTCCTTGCGGCCGATGAAGCCGGTCTGGTTGGTCCGGGCGTAGAGCTCGACCAGACGCTGGAGCGTCATGCTCAGGGCGTCGGCGATCCGGTAGTGCCGCATTTCGCCGATGAGGCCGACGTAGCTGCCCGTGGTGAAGGTGTTGGGGACGTACTCGCTCTGGACGATCGGCACGTCGAGGATCGAGTCGCCCTTGTCGGCCTGGAGGCCGGGGCGCCAGATGTACTCGTTGTCCGAGCTCTTGAGCTTGCGGGCCCGCTTGACCGAGTCGCGGTGCAAAAGCCACCTGGTGGTGGGCGCGTTCTGGTACTGGGCCTTGAGGGCGTATTTGGCGCTGATGAACGAGTCGGCCGTGAACGCGGTGCTGGTGCTGTCCTCGGAGACGTCGCGGCTCGTGGGGATGCCGTCGTCGGAGGCGGTGAAGACCCCGAGGGGCTGGTTGACGCCGCTGCCGGTGAGGTACGCCTTCTCCTCGGTGATGGCGAACTTGTACGCCAGCCGCTCCCGCAGGAGGGCCTCGGCGCTGCCCGAGGTCCGGCGGAGCAGGGTGTTGGAGACCTTCACCAGCTTGGCGACCGGGCGGGGCGTCAGTTGACGCCTGCCGAAGGCCATGGCGCTGTCCTCGGTACCGGTCTCGAGCTCGCTGGTCCAGTCGGCGTCGGCCGGGTCCGCGTCGAGGCTGACAATGCCGAGGCTCTCGGCGCTGGTCAGGATGTCGACCGTGGCCAGCTGGCGCATGACGACGAGGTCGTCGACCGCCTTGATCAGGTCGGCCGCCATCTCCATCGGCGTGGTCAGGAACCCGCCCTCGGTCGAGAGGCCCGCGGAAAGGGCCCGGTGCTCTTCGGCACCCAGCCCGGCCTCTCCGCGCCGGATGAAGCAGTCGAAGGCGTCGCGGTACTCCGACGTCGCCCGGGGGCCCTCGATCGTGACCGACCGTGCCTGGCCGGTGGCGTGGAGCTTCCAGCGAAGCTCGTGCTTGTCGGCGTTGCGGCGCCGGCCCGGCTCCCCGCCGGGGTCTCCGCCGGGCTGACCGCCGGGGTTGTTCGGGTCGGAGCGGCGCTTCTCCGGATCGTGCTTGCGGTTGTCCTCCTCGTCGAGCCAGGAGCGGCGCTGCTGTTCCTTCTCCAGGCCTTTGATCTCGTCCTGGATCTTGTCGGACTGCTCGTGGATCTCGTCGAAGCGTTTTTCCTGCTCCGCCGTCATGGGCTTCTTGTCTTCGTCGGCCTTCTTGAGGATGCCCTGGGCCTCGGTCACGAGGACCGCCCGCTCTTCCCGCTTCTTCTTGATCGCCAGTGCAAGGGACATGGTGCGTTCTCCGGTGGTTGTGCGCCGGGGGAACGCGAGATCGCCATGCTTTTCTGGTGATGCGGACCGCCGACGCGTGTGCGTGACACAACGCTGGCAGCGTTCCGCGGGTCCGAAGGACCGTCAGGTGCGCTTTACGCTCTCGGTCGCCCGCCGTTGGCCGAAGGCCCAGCCCGGGTGGTTGAGAGCAGTCTTCGATTGCGGACTCAGGCTAGCAGGCTTCCTCGCCCGCTGTCAATGTGATTTCGGTCTCGGCTTGCCGCTGCCTGGCCCGGCGGGTGGCCAGGGCCCGGTCGCGCTGCTCGCGGAGATCCTGCTGGCTGCGCTTGGCGACGTCGGTGTCGGGGTAGGCGGGGAAGGTCACCGGCCCGATGTCGAAGAGGTCGACGTCGAGCAGGTGGCGGATCTCCCCGCCGGTCTTGAACTCCCACTCGTCGCGGACGGTCTTGAAGCCGAAGCTCATCCCGTCGATGTCGCCCCGCTCGACCGAGGTGGCCAGGTCGCGGGCCAGCTGGGTGTCGGGCAGCTTGGCCTCGAAGCGCAGCCCGACGGCGTCGTCCTCGAGGGTCATCGTCCCCGACTTGGTCCGGGCGAGGATGTTGTCCGACTCGTGGTTGAAGAGCAGCCGGACGTCCTGCTTCTCCTCGACCGCCCGGCGGAAGGCTCCCGGCTTGATGATCTCGCGGAACCCGCCGAGATCGTCGCTCATGGCGTTGTACTTGGCGGCGTACCCGGTGAGCGTGATCCCGGCGTCGCTCCGCTTGGCGCGGATCTCGGTGCCGAGGCAGCGGTGCTCGGTCGCGGGGGTGGTGGGTCGTGTCTTGCTCATGGTGACGGTTCCTCTGTTTCGAACGCCGCAACGACGGCGGCGGTCAGTTCGGTGATGGCGTGGACCGCGTCAAGCCCCGCCCGGCCGCCCTCCCAGCGGTGGGCCACGGGCCCGATCTTGCCGGCCTCGACGCCCCGCAGCTCCTCCCTCGAGGCGGACGAGTGGCGCAGGGCCATGGAGTCCAGGTGCGCCCGCAGGCTCGCCGGGACGCCCTGGTGGGTGGCGCCGGCCAGGGCGGCGGCCGCGGCCGAGATCGTCTCGACGACCGGGAACAGGGCCGCGCGGACGTGGTCCGGGTGCGAGGGGTAGAAGGCGTCCGCCCACTCGGAGAGCAACCCTCGGCGGTCGGCCCGCTTGGCCTTGTCCGCCTCGATGCGGAGGATCCGGCCGATCGCGTCCTCGAGGAGCGGCCTGAAGCCGGCGACCAGGCTCTGGAGCCGGACGCTCCGGTCGCCGGTGGAGGGGGCCGGGTGGTCGAGGCTCTCCGCGGTGACCATGTTGGAGGGCACGAGGTAGTGCCGGCCCTGGCCGTCTGGGAGGGGGTTCTCGTTCTCGCGCTTGAGCACATCGTTCGGGGAGAGCCAGCCCCAGTTGCGGCCGATGCCGTAGGCCTCGTACCTGGTCTTGAGGTCTCCCCGGAGCAGGCCGGCGACCAGGTGCTCGATGTAGAAGTCCTGTTCCTTCTCCCGCTCGGTGAGGAGCTTGTCCCAGAACTCCTGCTCGATCCGGACCATCCAGCCCATCAGGCAGTCGCCCACGTACTCCAGGTCCTGCTGCTCGATGTTGGAGTACGTGGCGTTGCTGAGGTCCGCGATCTTGTGCGGCTTCATCCGGTACCAGCGGCAGACCTCGGGGATCTGGAACTGGCGGGTCTCGAGGAACTGCGCGTCGCGGGGGTCGATCGAGAGCTGCACCGCCTCCATGTTTTCCCAGAGCAGGAGCCACTTGCCCATCTTGTCGAAGCCCGCGTACTGGTCCCGCATCTCCTTCTTGAGGTTTTCGCGGGCCTTGTCGCTGGGCTTCCCTGGGTGCTTGAAGTAGCCGCCGGGCCGCATGCCGGACCCGAAGAAGGCGGCGCCGGCCTGCTCGGCAGCCGCGGTCAGGCCGAGGCTCTCGCGGGCGAGCCGCGGGACGCTGTAGCCGCGGAGGCCGTCGAAGCCCAGGCCCTTGACGTGGATCATGTCCTGGGAGCCGATCACCGACGGGCCGCGCCGGTGGTTGTGGACGAGGTAGATCAGGTCGTCGCCGTCGGTCTCGATCTCGACCCGGTCGGGTGTGAGCGTGTGGAGGGATATCGCCTGGCCGGCCCGGTTCCGGACGATCTCGGCAAAGCCGTTTCCCCAGTTCAGCGCGTGGAAGAGCAGGGTCTCGCGGAAGGTCATTGCCATGCAGTAGCTGGCGGTCTTCCGGTTCAGGAGCTTCGTGTTGGGGTGCCCGCGGAGGACTTCCTTGGTGCCGTCGGGCAGGCTCCGGTAGGTCTTCAGCGGGAGTTTGGCCGTGTCCTCCGAGATCGCACGCGCGCAGGCCCAGACCGCCGAGAGGGTCACCGCCGACTTCTCGGTCAGGGTGACGTTGCTCTTGGTGGATGGCAGGCCGTCGAGGAGCTCGGACCAGGGGCGATCGCCACCGGGGTGTCCGAGGTCCACGTTGCGTGACCGCCGCATAAGCCCGGTCATGATGCCCATGGCGCTAATCCTGGGAGACGCGATCCGTGCGTTCGGGCTGCCCCACGCTCGCGCGTGAGCCCCAGACCCCGAAGGTGAGCAGGAGGACTCCGAACACAATAACGGCTGTTGGGAGGTGCACCATCGCAATCCCGCCGACAATCGACGCCCCGCCGCCGAAGACCGCGACGTCCCACACCCGGCCGGAGCCGGCTCGCGTCCGCTGATCGTGGTCTTCGTAATCGGTCATTCGATGACGTCCAGCCCTTGGTTGTCGTAGACGCTGCCCGGGTCCTCCTCAGCATAAGCGCGTCCGACCGCCATGATCCCGGAGATGATGCCGTCGATGCGGGCTTTCTCCGGGCCGCGGCCCGGCTTCACCGGCTTGATGTTCTCGTCGGCGTCGACCCGGACCTCCACCACCGACGAGTTCCACTTGGCGATCGGGTTGCCGCCGTGGCGGAGGCGGCCGGTGAGCATGAGCTCTTCGAACTTCTTGGCCGGCTCGCTCATGTTCTTGATGCCCTGGCCGAACTCGACCACCTCCATGCCGCCGTCGGCCATGCGTTGGGAGAGCTGCTGGCCGGCCCACGGGTCGAAGGCGAGCTCGACGACTTCGAAGAGCCGGGCCCACTCGTCGAGCTTCGACTCGATCGAGGCGAAGTCGATGACGTCGCCATCGGTCGCGGTCAGCCACCCCTGCTTCACCCACTGGCGGTAGGGCTGCTGATCGTGCTTCTCCCGCTGGAGGATGCCCTCGAGCGGGATCCAGTAGTGCCAGATCAGGTGGCACCGGAGCCCGATGCGGAATGCCGCGCAGACCGAGGTCATGTCGGTCCGGCTCGAGAGGTCCAGGCCGAGGTAGCACCGCCTGCCCCAGAGGGCCTTCATGCCGAACCGGCGCCTGCAGGCGTCCCACTTGTCCTGGCGGAGCCACCCGACCGTGGCCTTGGTGTCGATGTTGAGGTGGTACCGCTTGAAGACCGCCATCTCTCGGGGGCTGTTCTGGGCCCGGCGGAAGGCCTCCTCGAGCCGCTCGGGGTAGAGCGAGACGCCCAGGTTGGGGTTGACCAGGGCCCAGTTCTTCCGGTCCGAGACGTCGGCGTCGGGGGGGAGCTCGTAGAGGACCGGCAGGAAGGAATCGTCCTCGATCTCGCCCGAGGCGACGCGGTGGGCGTACTGGTCGACCCGCTCGTAGACCGTGTCGCCCTTGTCTTTGACGCCGGCGGTGGTGCACTGCCAGTGCATCGGTTGCCGCCTCGAGCCGGCGGCGCTGATGAGCTTGTCGTAGAGGTCGTGGTCGGTCAGCTCGTGGATCTCGTCACCGACGAGGCCGTGGGGGTTGAGGCCGTCTTTGTTCTTCGACTGCTTCGTCAGGACCTGGTACGAGCTGAGGGTGCTCGGGACGAGGATGCACTTGACCTTGCCGCGGAAGATCTGGGCCCGCTCGTCGAGATCCGGGGAGGCCTCGACCATCCGGGTGGCCTCGGTGAAGATCAGCTCCGCCTGGGGGCCGTCGCTGGCGTAGCCGTAGATCTCGGCGCCGGGCTCCTGATCGGCGAAGAGCAGGTAGAGCGCGATGGCCGCGGCTTCCGTCGACTTGCCGTTCTTCCGGGGGATCTTCGTGTAGACCTGGCGGATCACGCGGAGGCCGGTGGTCTTGTGCTTCCAGCCGAAGGCCGCCCGGATGACCCGCTTCTGGTGCTCCTCGAGGCGGAGCGGGTGCCCCTGCCACTCCCCCTTGGAGTGGTGGCAGAAGGTCTCGATGAACTCGATCGGGCGTTCGGCGGCCTCGGCGTCGAAGTAGTACCTGGTCTTGAACCGCCGCGCCCGGGCTCGGAGGCGCTTATCCGAAGAACTTGTGCTTGAGCTTGTCTGCATCGGAGCCGGCATCCTTCTCGGCCGTCACTCTAATTCGAGTCCGGGCCGAGGGGGTGAGTCCGAATTCGCGTTCCAGCTTCACCAGGGCGTTGTTGAGATCGTTCATCAGCTTCACCTGGGGGAACGCGCGGAACCCGGAGACCGCCGGTCGGCTCCGCCGCTTCCCCTTCTTGCCGTCGCCGGAGTCGGGCTGCTGAAGCGGGAAGGCGTAGGTCAGCCCGTTCTGCTCGACGAACAGGGCCGCGTCGGAGAACTGGACGAGCAGGACGCAGTACCGCGCGAGGGCCGCGCCGTCGATCGAGCGGGCCAGACCGATCTTGGCCATCCGGGGGACGAGCTGGTCCCAGATCTCCCGCCCGCGCTCGCCCAGCCAGGTCGGCGGGTCGGGCTCGCCGGCGGGGGGGACCGGCTCGTCGGCGTTCAGCGGCCGGCCGCCGGGGTTGCCGCCTGCCAGCTTCAGGGCCGTCGGTTTTGGTGGGGGTCCGCGTTCGCCCATGGTGCATCATCCGGGCCGATCTTCGGTGGGTCAGGGTTGTGTGCGCGCTTTTTTCTCAAAACCTGCGCTCTCTCGGTTTGTGGGTGCTGGGCCGCCTCCATCC